TCCCATTGCAAATGGTTCGTGCAGTTGGTGAGAACTCATTTCAACCAAAGATTGGTTTCAAAACTCGTTACGGGCTTGTTTCTAATCCTTTCGCAAATGACACAAGTTCCGCAAATAACGGAGCCGGTGACGGAGCACTTACAGCAAATGCTAACCGTTACTATCGCCACGTTATCGTTGCAAACCTTATGTAATCCTTTTTTAAGGATAACATTGAAAAGGGGTGAGCTTATGTTCACCCCTTTTTTTATGCTTACTAAATAGTAGTATAATAATGGAGGTAGTGATATGTATGAAGGAGTTGATGGTCAAGGTATAGATTCTGTTTTTGTACTAGGGAATGGACCAAGTCGTAAGAATATTGATCCCTCAAAATTAGATGGAACAGTTATAGGATGTAATGCTTGTTATAGAGATTTTACACCTGATGTGATTTGTGCTACTGATGCAGGGATAATGAGTGATATTATTGAATCTGGATATGATGGACAATGTTATTTTACACATAATTCATGGAATCTGTTACCTGAAGCGGCATATGCTTCTTTAGCAAATGGAACAGAACATACAACATATCGAAGATTTGATTCTGAATATTTTGTATATATTTCAGGACTTGCTGCTAACTGTATAGAAACTAAAAGTTATATTATCTGGGTTCCTAAAGTAATGGAAAACAAGATAAAAAATATAGGTGAAGAAGTTTTAGAATGGTCTACAGGAACTTCAGCATTACACATTGCGTGTCGAGATTTTACTTGTAATGATTATGAAAAAGTTTACTTATTAGGTTTTGATCATCATAACAATTATTATGATAACATCTATACTGATACAGAACATTATTTCAGTAAAGATAGTAAAAGAGTAGATGGATGGAAAGCCGAATATAATAATTGGGATAAACAACTATTTAAAGTTATTGAAGAACATCCCGCTCTACAGTTTATTTGGGTCAATTATCGTGGAGATGATTTTCCAAAACTACCAAATTTATTTTCAAAAGATGAAACGGAGATATGGCAAGCTTAGCAACTCAACCAAAAAATATGAATCCTTTGGCAGATGTTCAATATAAATTTGATATTGCAGCATTACCAAATACTTCTTTCTTTGTACAATCCGCCTCATTACCTGGGATTTCCCTTTCTCCTATGGAAATAGGGCTTCCTCAACTACAGGGGTTTGCTCGTAGTACAGGAACAATTTCATATGAAGAACTTACTATAGCATTTCTTGTTGATGAATATTTAAAAAATTGGATGGAAATATATAATTGGATAATAGGTAGTCCTTCATATACATCCGGAGTATTAACTATTTTAAGTAGTTCAATGAATCCCACAATAGAAGCACAATTCAAACAATTATTCCCCATTAGTTTAACAGCATTAGAATTTAATAGTACCACCACAGATCCAACATATCACCAAGCTTCTGTTTCTTTCAAATATACTGAATATACTATTAAAAGTCTATTAAACGATTAATATACTATTAAATACCCATTGAGTGATTAATAACATGAAAGAAATTTCAAAAGAAGAAATCTTAACGGCATGGAGTAATACAGAACTTAAAACAGGGGTTTACATACATAGTCCCTTTTGTAAAGAACAATGTACCTACTGTACTTTTAAGGGTACGTTATTTGAAAAGAATGCTTTTGATCGTTATTATTCAGAATACCTTCCAAATCAAATAAAATTTTATGAACCCGTATTAAGTTCAGGCCTCATTCGTAACTTTTTTTGGGGTGGTGGAACTCCCACATTGATGTCTGCAGAAATAATGAGAAATATATTTGATCTTATCCCCAATTTTAAAGATTGCCCAAGAAAATTAATGGAATTCCACATGGCTGATTGGACTAAAGAACAATTAGATGTGGTGAGTGAATACAACTTTAATACCGTAATAGCTTGTGTACAGAGTTTTGATAGCGAGGTAGTAAAACAACAAAAACGAAGAGCTCCAAAAAATGATGATGTTATTTTTGAATTCATAGACTATGCAAATTCACTAGGATTATTTACAATGTCAGATGTTATCTTTTTTGACACAGGTGATTTACAAAAAGATTTAGATAGACTCACTTCAGATATACAAAAATTAATAGATCATGATATATCCGAAATAAGTGTTCAAACAATTTTTGATGAATTGGGAAAATACGATCCTATGGTTTGTGAGTTAGTTAACAAATTTTTGAATGATAATAGTCAATATCATATAGGAGGCCATGAACAGAATGAGGAACAATTAAGTAATTATTTTTGTGATAACACGGGAAGAAAGTGTAGAAAAGAATTGAAGATGTATAAAAAAGAAATAGATTGGAATGAAATGTCTCAACAAGATATACATCTTGACGGATTAATGACTAATTCTAGAATGTTATTGGCTTCAAATTACAATGTATTGGGTATAGGTTCATATAATAATCATAAACATACATTTTCTAGAATAGAAGATAAATTAGAATATGTTGAAGTGGGAAATACTTATAAACCTAAATGGTTGTGTTCTTATGATAAAAAAGATTGGCCTATGAAAAAATTAGTAGCTGATTTTTATGAATACTTAGAGAAAACTATAGGCGATCCCCCAGATGGTGTAGATTTTACTTTTACTTCAGAAGTTGTACAGCATAATGAAGATGATAGCACAAAGAAAAGAGTTGAAAGGAGATTGATACCTGATTATAGATGGCATCTTAATCCCCCTGAACCTTTTATTACCATAGAAGAATATGTATCTAAATTGAAAGAAATATTATGACCTCTGATTTTGCTAATTTGTTATGGTTATTTATGCCCCCGAAAGAACCATTCGCAAATAGTTTTCTCCCAATAGGTATAGATTCTTGGAAGAAGGAATCTAATACTAAAAAAAATATTATTGGAATAGACTTACTGGAAGCAGGATTACTTTACAATTATGCAAAACAACAATGGAAAAAATTACCTAAAACAGATGAAGGAAATATCATATTAGAAATTGGTAGGTATTGGGGAGGGTCTACAGTTTTATTAGCTACCGCAACACACAATTCAGATGTAAAAATAGTTTCTGTTGATATTGTTGAAGATTGTCTAAATTCCGATACTGAAAATTGGTTGAATAATTACGAGGAAAAAGAAAGAATAGATATTAGAGTAGATAATTCACAAACAATGAAAAATCTCCCTATATCAATGTTGTTTGCAGATGGTGATCATACATACGATGGGTTTAAGAAAGATGTTTTACACCATTGGAATTATTTAAATGGTCCGTGTCTTTGTCATGATTATGGAAATCGATTCATGCCAGGCGTAACTACATTTATAGATGAATTTGTAACAGCCGGCTATGCAGAAATAATAGAACGTGTAGATTCATTGGTTGCTCTCAGAAAGTTAAAAGATATTTAAACTAAGATGATAAATTCTGATTTTATAGAGTTACTGTGGATGTTTAACTCTCCCAGAGAAACAAGAGATATTATACGATTAGACTTGCACGAAGCAGGATTATTGTACAAATATGCAAATAAGTTGACACATTTTCAAGGTGCACAGATATTAGAACTTGGTAGGTATTGGGCGGGTTCTCTTGTATTACTTTCTGTAGCAACACACAATTCAGATGTAAAAATAGTTTCTGTTGATGTTGTTGAAGGTTGTCATGATCCTGATGCAGACGATTGGTTGAATGATTATGAAGAAAAATATAGACTAGATATTAGAGTAGATAATTCACACGGAATGGAAAATCTACCGATAGACTTGTTATTTGTCGATGGTGATCATTCTTATGATGGAGTTAAAAAAGATTTTATTCATCATTGGAACTATTTACATGGTGTTTGTTTAGCTCATGATTATACAGATCCAACCTGTGAAGGAGTAACTAGATTTATAAATGAATGGATCGAAGAGGGTTACGCAGAAATAATTGAACAAGTGGGCACGATGGTTGTCCTCAAAAAATTGAAAGATTATGAAATTTGAAGAAATACAAAAATTATGGACAAGTGATTGTGAAATAGATGAAACCGAATTATCTAAAGAAGCAGTAAAAACTCCACAATTACATAACAAATACTTAATTCTCTTTCACGATGAAAGACTGAGACTCCGTACTTTACGATATGATCATTTCAAGTTGATCAGACAAAAGAAGGATTATTTTGGTGGAAGAATGAGTGCTGAAGAAATGGAGGCTCTTGATTGGGAACCATTTCAACTTAAATTACTTAAAGCTGATATAGACATCTATATTGAAGCAGATGATGACATTATTAATTCTTCAAAAATTATTGCAGTAGTAGAAGAAAAGGTCGGATATTTGGAATCTATAGTTAAAAGTCTATCTAATAGAGGATTCATAATTAAAAATGCAATCGATTGGAAACGATTCACAGAAGGTCATTGAGACTATCGAGGTATCTAAGAAAGATGAAGTATATCTCAAGATTAATTGTGAAGCTGGAATAGCACAAGAAATTTGTGATTATTTTACATTTCAAGTCCCGGGCTATACATTCATGCCTGCTTATCGAATGAAAATCTGGGATGGTAAAATAAGATTATTCAACATTCATAATAGGGTTCTTTACGGAGGACTACTTGAATACGTTTTTAAGTTTGCTGAAAATAGACATTATAAAGTTGTTCCAGATGGTGATTGGTGGAAACCAATAAAGATAGAAGAAAACAAAAATTTTATAGATAATTTAAATCTACCATTTGAACCTAGAGATTATCAACTTAATGCGTTCCATCATGCTTTGTCATATAAGAAAAGTTTACTAGTATCTCCTACCGCAAGTGGAAAATCCTTAATAATATATTTACTAGTAAGAGCATTAAATATAAAAACTCTCATAATCGTACCTACCACTTCTTTAGTTTCTCAGTTGTATGCGGATTTTCAAGAATATGGATGGGATTCTGCCAAATATTGTCATCAAGTCTATGCGGGTCAAGACAAGGTATCAGACAAAAAAGTTGTCATCTCCACATGGCAATCTATCTACAAACTTGGAAGAAAACTTTTTGAGCCATATAAATTAGTGATAGGCGATGAAGCACATGGATTCAAATCAAAGTCTCTTACTGCCATCATGACTAAATGTGTAAATGCAGAATATCGAATAGGAACTACAGGAACATTAGATGGAACTCAAACCCACAAACTGGTTTTAGAGGGATTATTCGGAAAAATTTATAAGGTTACAACAACTAAAAAATTAATTGATAGAAAACAATTAGCTTCATTCCGTATAGATATTATAGTATTAAAGTATCCCGATGAAATATGTGAGAAATTTAGAAAAATCAAATATGTAGATGAACTAGAATTTATAGTAGGACATGAGAAAAGAAATAAATATATACGAAACTTAGTATTATCACTTGATGGTAATACTTTACTTCTCTTTAGATTAGTGAAAAAACATGGAAGTATTTTATACAATATGATAAAGGAGGAAGCAGATGACAATAGGAAAACTTTTTTTGTACATGGTGGAACAGAAACCGATACAAGAGAACAAATCAGAGCAATCGCAGAAACAGAACAAGACGCCATCATCGTGGCTAGTTATGGGGTATTCAGTACCGGCATCAACATTAGGAATCTTCATAACATTATTTTTGCTTCTCCTTCTAAGAGTCGTATTAGAAATCTTCAGTCGATAGGTCGAGGATTAAGACTGTCAGATAATAATCAAGAGACAGTACTATACGATATTACAGATGATATGCGATGGAAGAACAGAAAGAATTATGCTTATCGACACCATGAAGATCGAATGAAAATATATGATGAAGAAACGTTTCCCTATAAAATTTATAACATTCCACTCAAGGCATAAATGACGGTACAATTAGATAACGAAAATCTAAAAGTTATAAGATTGGATAATGGGGAAATACTTTTCTCAAAAGTGTTAGTAACTGATACTAGTAAAACTAATGGTTATTTGGAACTACATTGGCCAATGAAAGTTCTAATGAAATTTGATGAAGATGCAAAGGTTACACAGTTAGCATTACTTAAATGGTTGCCCTTTACAGACACAACACACGTACCCTTGGCAACAAGAAGTATTATGTCTGTTTCAGAATTAGGAAAAGATTATACGGAATTTTATTTAAATAGTGTAAAAGAGGCGACAGACGACTCAACAAGATATGAAATGGATAAACTGTCAAAAATATTAGCAGAATTTGATTCAAATGGATTAATAAACTAATGAATCACTTCTCGGCTAACACCTTATTATATCATAGTTTCTTTAAATGTCAAGCCCTTCCATTTTAACTTGACAAACGAATATTGTGTGTTATAATAATAGTATATGTTAATTTAACTTAGGTGCAATATTATGGCTAAACGAAAAAAGACTATTCATTATGTAGATAATGCAAAGTTTTTAGAAGAAATGATCGAATATAAAAAGCAGTATGATATATCAAAAAGTACTGATACAGAACTTCCACAAATTTCTGAATATTTAGGATCTGTATTTCTAAAAATTGCTCAACGATTATCTTTCCGCCCCAACTTTATAAATTATGCATTTAAAGAGGAAATGATATCGGATGGAATAGAGAATTGTTTACATTATATTTACAATTTTAATCCAGAAAAATCATCAAATCCTTTTGCATATTTTACTCAAATAATTTACTATGCTTTTATTCGAAGAATTCAAAAAGAAAAAAAACAATTATATATAAAATATAAGAGTATGCAAAACTACCAAATAATGCCTGAATATATGGATGTTGACCGGACTAATGATGTTCCCAACCCAGCCGGAGATTATAACAATTCAGATTTTAAAGTGGTAGTTGATAATTTTGTAGAAAATTTTGAACAGAGTAAGAAGAAAAAAATAGTTAAGAAAAAGGTTGAACCGTCCAATTTAGAACTTTTTATGAGAGTTCCTGCATGAAGATAGCTCTTATTACGGATACTCATTGGGGTGCAAGGGGTGACAGTCTTATTTTTCTAAACTATTTCAAAAAGTTCTATGATAATGTGTTTTTTCCTTATTTGGAGGAGCACAATATCAAAACGCTTATTCATTTAGGTGATGTAGTAGATCGTAGAAAATTTATTAACTTCAAGATACTGAACGATCTACGAACAAATTTTGTCGAGCGCCTGTGGAAACTTGATATAGATACCCACATAATTATTGGTAATCACGATACCTTCCACAAAAATACTAATGAATTAAATTCTCTTGAAGAAATGTTTACTACCCATGAAGGAAAAGTTGAGCCGTGGATGTATTCTTCTCCTAAAGAAGTTGATTTTGATGGTTTGGGTATTCTAATGATGCCTTGGATAAATGAAGGTAACTATGGTGAATGTATGAAAGCAATCAAAAATACTCAATGTCAAATTCTTATGGGACATCTTGAAGTAAAAGGATTTGAACAACATATTGGATCATGGAGTTATGAGGGTGTAGAAGCAAAACTTTTTAATAAATTTGATATGGCCATGAGTGGACATTTTCACCACAAGTCAGATGATGGAACAATTTACTATTTAGGAAATCCCTATGAGATAACATGGAGTGATTATAAAGACCCTAGGGGCTTCCACATCTTTGATACAGAGACAAGAGAGTTGGAACACATACGAAACCCCTATAGAATGTTCAGGAAATTTTACTATGATGACAGCGATGAAACTTTTGAAACATTAACTGAAAGAGATTATAGTGAATATGAGAACGCCTACGTAAAAGTAGTAATACAAAAGAAAACTAATCCCTTTTGGTTTGATACTGTATTAGATAAGTTATATGCGGCAGATGTTGCAAACTTAGTAGTAGTTGAGAATTTTTCGGATTTAGAATACATGGAAGATGATGATATAATAGATGAGGCTCAAGACACTTTAACAATTTTGAGTAAATATGTTGACTCATTGAATATAGAAAATAAAACTGAATTGAATACCTTAATGAGAAACCTATATAATGAAGCATTAACCGTGGAGACAATATGACTATGGAAACTTATGCAGAATTATTAAACAGAAGGGAAAAAGAAGCTATGTCTAATTATGATATGGATGAAATAGAAAGACAAAAGGATCGAGAAAAAAGAAGTAGAGGAATCAGATCAATTGAAAAGGTTAGATCAGTTGAAATTGGTAAAGATGAAACACCCCACACCTCAGTTGATATAGAGATTACAGATGGTGATTTTAAAAGGGTTGCTCTTCAGGCACACGAAAGAGATATTACTTTCAATAAAATGGTAGGACTCATATTGAAAGATGGTTTACGATCCTCAGAACATAAATTTGAACATGGATCAAAGATTCAAGTATTAAAAGAATATTGATGAAAACTCCGAAAAATACTCATGAGGCTTTACTGAGTACTATGGTAAATCTTCAAGAGAAAAAACTTGATGCTTATACTGAAAAAAAAACAAAAAGAATGACGATGTTAGATGTTTGTGAGGCAAGAGTGAGACAAGCTGAACAGGAAGTAGTGGAAGCCTCTAAAGATTTTGTATATTCTTTAAAGAATGCAGGAATTTCGTTTTGATATATTTTAAAGACATTAGGTGGAAAAATCTATTAAGTACCGGCAATCAGTTTACAGAAGTCCAATTAAATAAAACTTCCACAACATTAATTGTAGGAGATAATGGTTCAGGCAAGTCAACTGTCTTGGATGCTCTGTGCTTTGGATTATTCAATAAACCATTTCGGAGAATCACCAAACCACAA